GACATCTGTAAATTCACCATATTCTTCATGTATCGAAGTGTCGCCAGTATGGGTTGTTGTTGCGAGACCTGCCTCTGCAGCTGTCTGGTTAATCCACTTGGAACTGGTACTGTCATAAGCCAGGACTTCATTGTCGGCAACTGATGTAACAGTTACATCCGTATGTGCGCTGAGATTTGCGATATGGTTATTGAGATTAGTGTTTGTCGTATCCAGGTCAGTGGATAATGACAAACCTAACTCGGTAGAACTCTGGTTAATCCATTCACCTGACGTAGAATCATAACCAGCGATATCGTTGTCCGCGACACTGGTGATCGTCACATCATCCAGACCATTAAAAGTTGTCGTTGTCAGTGCAGCGGTACGGAATTTATTATTCTCTTCCAGCCACTTTGCCAGGGAATCAAGTTCACCCTGTTGGATCTGGACTCGTCCTTCTCGATCTACCGTACCGATTCTGGGTGGAGGTGCAAATTCACTCATGCTACATATCCAGCCAGGAACTTTCTTGGCACAGGATCTGATACAGAAACCTGGAAAACCATGTCATAGGCACTGCCTAGTTGATGCCACTGGACACGCTGCTTGTATTCACCAGCTGCACCGATTTTCTTGTTTCTTTGCTTCCAGGATCTTCCACCATCTTCAGAGATCTCAAGCATGACTTCAGGATCACTGCCTTGTCCTGTTCTCACAGTGGTGCTGCCGACTTCCATGTCTATCTGTAGTTTGTGAATAAACATTCGCATTCGTTCTTCATGGATGACCGGCGCACGTCGAAGTGAAATCATAGTCGTGCCATCGAACGTGAAGACGGTATCACTCAAGGTATGCAGGTTTCCGTCCGAATCACCGACAATATTCTTTCCATCAAAGAAGCTGTGCGCTCTTATTTTCCACTTCTCGAAATCACCCAGAGATGCCTGATAAGGACCGACCTCGAACCAGAGGTTTATCGATGCATCAAATACAAAGGTTCTACCATATCCTGTATCTGCCGTATCAAAAGTAAGGACGTAGAATTCATGTCCCTTCCAATGGATTGCCATGCCAAATGCATCTTTGAAATCTGGATATCCAGACCACTCTCTTTCCAATGCCCTGGTTGAAATTCTTTCAATGCTATATCCACTCATTCGACCAACGAAGATTCCACCATTGGCATCCTGGGCCAGGAAATGCGAACTATTGTTGACAATGGCAACTGAAAACGGGGCTGCAATTCCATAGATGATTCGACCTGTCCGGATAGGTTCGAACGGCATTGGTGATTTCCCGGAGTTGTAATAGACCTGTGTCGTTTTATCACCGACCAGCATCAATTCTCTATCACTCCACAATGCAGTTACATAATCCGACTTGAATTCTGCCGTTGCAGTCCTGAGTCCGTTCCAGGTTGTTGCATCAAGCGAGTCCGACACCCAGATGGATCCAGCATCCTTCTTGTTGACTACGAAGAAGGAATCCATGTAAGTGACATGGGTTGCCTTCGTGTCTGTAAAAATAGAATCTGTGATCTTTGTTAAGGCAGAGTCATCCCAGACATATCCACCGTCACCATCCACCATCATCATCTGGATTCCGTTCTCGTCCATAGAGACAAATCCGGTACTCGTACCAATCGCTCCGATCTGGGTAGCGTATCCTCCAGGGGACACCGTATAGACCACGCTTCCAGATATCACTATCAGCTTATCCTTAAATGGCAGCATGGCACGGACTGGACCCTCATTGAGAGATACCAATTTGGAGTATCCAGGGAAACCAGTTAAAACAAGTTTGTTCTTATATCCTTCATCCTGTTCTGGATATAGGTTGACCGTTCTCTGGGTGGAAAAAGTAAGTGACTTTTCTGGTGATGTTCCTCCTATGAAAGGAAACTCGATCATGGATGATCTCGCTTGGTATCGATCCAACCCATAATCTTGAAGGAGATGTCTGGAGATGGACCGGAATAGGTCAGGAAATATTTAATCTGGTTCGATGAATTAAGTGATACCCAGCCTGAATGGTTGATTTGAATCACATCTCCACCATCAAACTTTGCTCCACCGACATGGTGTGTCCAGGATGCATCCCCTGGAAGGATTGCTATCTCGACATTGGTGAAGTTCGTGCCACTGGCATCACTAAACAGAGCAGCATAGTTCACCACAGATGAAGGTGGTGCCTTGATCGCCTGAGTTTCTGCAGTCGCTGATGTTAAGCTAGTGTCAGAAAAATCTTCTACGGGCGCATCGAGAATGGTGTATCGATTACCTTCCCAACGACCGTTTACCAAGGCATTTGAAGCATTCAGTTTCCAGGTTCCAATGTAACGCTTTACATCGTAGCCAGATGGCATGGTCGGAGAAGTGGCCGAAGTGCTAATTACAGCATCGACATTTCCGGTTCCGGTGTTCTTTATAAGCCAGACATAGATAACGATGTTATTGGCTAGAGATTCTCCGGAAGCAAGGCCACCGGCATTGTCTCCAACTGCCCAGGTAGCATCGATTCTTTTTGTAATCTCACTCCGGAGAACTATGTCCTCTATCAGGGTGGCATCCTTGACCGCGCCAGCTGTTATGTTGATGTCGTTAGCGGTATCACCCGAATCTCTACTCAGCTTCAACCCATAGGGAATGAATGGAGCTTCTTTGGGATAGGGATTGGTCTGGTAGACCTCCATGTTGTCGAAATTGACGTTTCGTGTAGTGGCATGTGCATTGCCCGTAATCTTGATCTTGCCGTAACGAGTCGTTGATGGAGGTGTCGAGTTGAACCCATAGAGACGGGTCCAGGCTGTCGGCGTAATGCCTTCTGTGGAGGAATAGAGGGTGGTGCTTGAAATAGCACTTGCTGAAGAAGTAAGCCAGTTGACTTCTATCTTTGGCTGCGCTCCAGCATTGCTTGCCAGGATATCAAACTCAAGAACTAATTCTTTGAGTGGATCAATGACAAACGCATCGCTCAGAAGAGTGTCAGAACTGTTATTGGAACTGGTAAATTTTAAGGACGCAGCACCATGTTGATGTGCTGATGTATCCCTGGCGATTACGGTTCCAGAATCAGTTTCTGTCCAGTTTGCAAAAGGTTCACCGGATCCAGCAGTCTCAAAAGAATGGTTGGAAAGAACATTCTGGGAGAGATCCGTACCGACTGCACTCCAGGAGTCACCGAAATCAGAGATAGACCGGATCGTCGTACCTGCACTGTTCTTTACAAGAACATCATAAAATCCTTCCGTGTAGATCTCATTCGTCGGTGGTCTACCGGCACTATCCAGGGTGACCGGGTTGGTATGTTCAGTTGATTTGGCAGCGTTCTTATAGATAGCCTTGGCAGTCGTTGTACCAGGCGTATAGAAGTTAATTGTGCCACTGGCAAGAACTGCACCGGCATCGGTGAAGAATTGCCAGAGAGGATTTCCGATTTTTCTAGCTGGCATATAGCCACCCCGTGTCAGGTCTCATCTGCAGCGGTGCTTTCTCCTCATCCCAGGAGTCCGCTACATATTTGGTTTCATTAGCCAATGACCGCAAGAATGCGATCTTCTCTTGTGGTGCGCGATACGCGACAGCCAGTCTATAGGCCAGGTTGTAAGTCAATGGTTCTATCCATTCCTGGGGAAAGGAGAAGTCATTGGCTGCAGCATCCATGTCATCGATGGGAAAGTCGCAAATAGCAATGATGTAATCCTGGACTGTGTCTGGTTCTCCAAAGATGGATACCTTGGAATTGGTCAACTGAGGATCGAAGTAATATTCTGCTGGCCGGGAATCTGTACTCTTGGTCGGACGGTTCCAGTATTCCTCTCTTGCGATCTTGAACATCTGGGTATCGATGTCCGCGCTCTTGTCATGTAGGACCGCAGAATTGATTCTCAGTGGTCGTTGTGCCTTGCTGGTATAGGTGTAGACGTAGTTATCGACAGCAGCTGCGTCGGCCACTCCAGAGGCAATAGCTACCGTATCTGAATCCGTAACACTCGAAATGGTGGTCGTATGTAACGTACCGTCATCGAGTTCAATCAGGATGTAATCAGCTGCAGTCATACCCGTACTCGAATCGATATCGATTGAAGTAGCAGAAGAAGAAGCAGCTGTCTTGATCTGGGTCGAGACAAAGGATTCGGTCCAATGGTCTCCACTCGGTCCGAGGGAATAGGTGTTCGTATCTTTTTCCAGGAACAGGTAGGATTTACGGACTGCCCAGAGACGTTTGCCGTCTGCTTGCCACCATTTGATCATCCGGTTCAGCTGCACTGCACCGAACTCTCCCTCATCACTTCCTAGAGTGTCGTTCGGATCCAGGATGCCAGCTTCGATGAACGAATCCTTGATTAGTTGATCTCGGTTTCTACTGAAATCGTAAGAACTAGATGTTGCCATTTTTCTTTCTTTTGAATTGTAGTGGTCCTGGGAGAACCCAACCGATTAAGAACAACACGATTGCACAAACCGCAATCCACATAGTTGCACTTTCAAGAAGGACTCCGAGCATGGTCCACAGGTTGTCAGGCGCACAGTCCATTTCAATCAGTTCTCCCTTGGTCTGTAAGTTGGTCGCAAGTGCCGTTGCAGTCACAGTCGCTGCTACCACTGCAGCTGTTGATACAGGACTCAACAGTGCGCTTGCCACACCCGCAGAGGTCGCTGCCACTCCCCCGAGAATCGCTGCCTTTTTCAGAGTGGTACACCCGACTAATAAAAATATCGGTATTAGCCCGTAAAGACATTGTATAAACCGATAAGAACGATTCCGACTAGGACTATCATTACCCATGGCTTTCTAATTTCCTTGCCGAGTTTACTGAATTTGGTTGCGACATCTTTGACGTTTTCTTCGATCTTGTCTTGAATATCTACCATTACTATCCCTCTCTATGTAACAAAGTTTCTTCCATTCGATCTATCCTGGAAAGGATTCGATCAACTGCTTGTTCAAAATCATGTTTCTGCACATACATGGAAAGCGTTTCAGTTTGTACTTTGGTGATTCTGTTGTGGAGGACCATGTCACTGTCCCTAAGATTGTCTACCAATTGCCAAAACCTCCGCATCATCATTCCGACACCAAGCATTAAAAGTCCCAGTATCACATCGAACATTGCACCCGTTTCCACTATTCTGATTCCTTTTTAAGTTGTTTCCACATCATTCATCTGGTACTTTCAAGGGTTACTTTATTTCTAAGAGAAACAGGAACATTGTGGACTTCACCCACTAATTCTTTGTTTTTCAGAGTAAACCGGAAGACCGTGATTTCATGTCCTATGTGTGTAAGTCGTACCGTCTTTCTTGCGATGATGCTTGTTTGTCCAAGTTTAGTCCTGACCGCGCAATAAACATCAAATGGCAATGCCTTGTCTTTATCAGAATAGGCATGGACATTTACAATGTATTCACCGTCCGGTAATCCCCTGGTGTAGGCATTTTCATAATTCTCTGGCATCGGATCGAACTTGGTTCCAAGGTCGTCCCTAAGTAGATTGAAACCTCGTCCATCCTGGTTGGAGTAGCCTACTGGTCTCGTATCATTAGGAGAGACTACCCAAAGATCAATATCTGTCCAGGTGTTAGGAGGCCAGGAGATTTCAACAATCATCACTCCTGGTGGATCTTCATCTTTCTTCTTGTCTTGATCGACCGCAATGTGCGGTAGCAGAAGAATGATGATTATGACAAAGCAAGATAGAGTCAGAAATAAGACATCCCTGAACGCTGTGCTTGTCGCACCTACTTCATTCTTAGAGTCAGGGACAACCACAAGTAACCCGATAAGCCAGTAATTGTTGTAAACAATGCGGTACGCATTCCGGAAAGAAGATGTGTCACCATCATCACCACTTGTTCCGGATCATTGACCGCTGCAATGCTGACTCCATTGAGTGCAATGATGAAACCGGCGACGGTTCCCAACAAACCAAGATCAATCAATTTGTGACTGATCCATGAGGTCCACTCCGGTTTCTTCGGAACCATGGATAAGGCAATCAGAAAAGCAACAGCAATCAATACAACTATTTTTGTTTTATCTGCCTCGTAAACGTAGTGCAAGGCACCAACATGAAATGCATAGATTGAAACACCCAGCAAGAATGACTGGAGGACAATAAATTTGCCCATTACTCATCATCTTCGTCTGGGTATTCGTCTGGATTTTCTTTCTGGGTTTCTTCCTGTTCTACCCTCTTATCGTAGAATGCCATGTAATCAAACTCCATTTCTTTCAATGAATAGGGAATAACTATAAACATGCTGTCCCTGATTACGATAAGTTTGACTACATCTCCTACGGAATTATCGAATAATTCACTCGCTACACTGCCAGAACCATTAGTAGGAACACCATCTACGGCAATTATTACGTCGAAGTTTCTAAGACCTTGTTTGTAAGGATGACTGTCTTCTTCTATTTCTACCACCATCGCGCCGAATACATTAGGAACGAGAATATCCTTGGCAAGTTTCGATAACTTCTCAATTGAGAATTCGCTCAACTGCCTCAATTTAACACCCATACCGGCACGTTTAATCTCTTCACCGTTTATCAACTTCAATACGGTTTCGTTGAGGATATCTCCTCTTACTGCGTATGCCACACCTACGGTGTTGTTCGCCATGAGACGAACGGTGGTATTGACTCCAATTACTTTCCCCTCGGCATTGATTACTGGGCCACCTGAATTGCCCCTGTTGATAGGAGCGGTGTGTTGAACCATCTTCACATAGGGACTTATGTAGTTTGGACGGTTAATGTGGCTTACATTCCCCATTGTTACAGTCCAATCCAATCCTAGAAGATGCCCTATGGCAATGACAGGTTCGCCTACTTTTATGTCTTCTAAATCACCCTCAATAGAAAGGTGCGTTAAAGGTTCCATGCCTTCTTTTAATTTCAATTTCAAAACAGCAAGGTCAGCTGCTGGATCTATACCTACAATCTCGGCTATATAATTCTTTGGATCTTCCTCATCATAGAACCAGCATCTTATTGTTACTGCTCTATGGATGACATGGTAATTCGTAACGAATAAGCCATCACCTGAAATTAGGAATCCAGATCCGAATCCACCTTTACCCTCGGCATCAACTCCTGACACCATTAGCACAGCGTCCCTGGCATATTCGACCAGGGCATTGTGATCTACGGAGGGTGGATCATGGAACGCAAATGCTGGCGTGAACCATAACGCCAACAATAATATGAGTGTCTTGAATTTCATCACTACTCCTTCGGCGGGAAATCTTCCTGTGGTTTA